ACATCAGAAGTCCCATTACATATGTGATTCCGTATGCTATAATCACATAGATCAATAGCTGTTTTTTCTCTGTTTGCATAAATTTCATAATTTCCTCCTTGTAACATCTAATTTGTTACTCACATGATATCATACTTTAGACACTTAGGCACAGGTTATTCCCCAAATTGGAGAAAACTTAAAATATTGATTTACTGCAAAGCATAACGAATCTTTTATTAAACAAGGGCAAGATGCGCCCTTGAGTAATTCTAATTTCCTTTTGGAAATCAGGCTACCTGGCAATCTTGATGGGGATTTCGCTCCCCATTCCCTCGAACTTGTATCAATCAACAGATTTTTAATGGCTTACTACTTTCGTAGATGCAGCTTTTCGTCTATATCTGCAGAGCAGTCATGCCGGAAAGGGGAATACTATTTTGTGAAAAGAGAACGACATTCGTGAAGACCTAATGAAATTGGAGGGGGAAATCAATGGCAGTATTAAAGTATACCTCAAGTAAGAACACTAATTACACAGACATTATTAATTATATGCTTTTCAAATATGATGAAACAATGGATAAACCTATTTTAGATGCGTTCAGGAGAAGATTACATTTTCAATCCGTGGTGTTAATATCTGGATAAAAAAGAAATGTCCTAACAGTATTCTTCATGTTTATGTGAATATGAATTAATCTGCTAAGGCATTTCTTTTTATTTGTATCTTTAAAATATCATTTGAAATAATCAATTTTTTAGCAAAGTATGTCTTTTTGGTACCATATGAGACGCATTTGTGCAAGATTTTCTCCTTCTTCAGATGTTTCGAACATATGGTTGATTACCTTTTTGATTACCTTTGCTTTTTGGAAAAAAGAAAAAAGCCTTAAAACAGCGATTTTACGCAGTTTCTAAGACTTTTTAGCACAGGGGATGAGAGAATCGAACTCCCAATATTTGTGCTAAAACCCCAGTGTTTACGCTGGGGTTCAATAATCGTGTTGCATTTCGTGTTGCATATTTTCAAAATAATCCAAAGCAACCTTGTTCATTTTCTCCTGTACATCTGGGAGTGCATGTCGGTACACCTCTTTTAATACTGAATCGTTTCCCCAACCGCCGGATTGCATGATATAAGCATCTGGGATTCCGAGTGCATGTTGAACAGATGCGTTATAGTGCCGCAGGTCATGGAAACGGAAGTGTGGAAGTCCAGCCTTAGCTAAAAGAAGTCCAAAACAAGTAGTGATTGTATTTGGGTTCATTTCTACAGTATTCGAGGGTAGCTTCTTAACTTTTTTTATTACAAATTCAGGATAAGTAACATACCGATCGCCGGCATATGATTTTGGGGTTTTGATAATCCACTCTCCTTTATCGTTCATGACCATTGTTTTTGTAACATGTATCGTGTTCTTTTTAATATCTGATTTTTCTAATGCACAAATCTCGCCTCGTCGCATAGCCCCAAATGCTGCAAGCAGGATAGGAACTTCAAGATTTGTTCCTTTTGATGCACTGATCAGCTTCTTAATGTCCTCTTCCGAAGGAATGTAAATGTCATTGCGTTTCTTTTTCGGAAGAGCAGTATGCAGATTTAAATTTGGATAAAATCTTTTCAGTACTGCAGTAATCAATCCATTCAGGTCCCGGACCGATTTAGGAGACATTGTAGTTGCAGCATTGTTGATGAACTGCTGGATGATATCCTGGTTAATATTCTCCAGACGATACCTGTCTAATTCATTCAGCTTATTTCTTTGCATACTCCGGTACTTCCGGATGCTGGCCGGAGACAACACTGCAGATCGCTCATTGATGTAACGTTCCAGAGCTTCTCCAAATGTAATTTGTGTGGGTATAAAAGTATGCTGTTCTTTTGTATCCGCATATCCGGCTGCCATTGCTTCAGCACGTCGTTTCCCACGAGTTGAAGGATCGTCGCAGGTAAAGGATTTGTAGATTCTTCTTTGCTTTGGTTTTCCAGTCTTAGAATCAATTACCGGCTTGTTCTTTTCATCAAGTACAGTTTCATAGTGACTGAACACCTGACATCTCCATGATCCAGATGGTAATTTCTTTGCTGTTGGCATAATATCATCTTCCTTTCTCTTTAAAAGTATAAAAACAGCCTGTGCAAGAACGAGTGTTCCGCTTGCGTGACTGTTCCGAAGATGATACAATATTCATTGTATGGAGTGCATATAGCACATTTTAGGTATCTCTTCGGAGTTACTATAAGAAGCACATTGGCGTGTGTTTCTTCCAGTTGACCGTTCCTGTTGGCGCAGGGGCGGTTTTTTATTTATTGTAAATTAAAGACTTTTTCACCTAAATCTTGTCCGTCAACACCTTGTGTTGCTTTTAATGTAATAGGTTTTGTTGTATCATTTATATTATAGGAAATTACTGACTGAACAGTTGCGCCAGGTTTGACATCTGTAAAAGAGACATCATTCATTTGGGTGTATTTCTCATCTTGTGGTGCAATTGCGACGTCAAGAGAATCTACAGTTGTATCAGTTTCTTGAGTAGCAGTGAAGCATGCAATCCATACCGTTCCTGGTTGTAAGAGTTCATCGCTGTCATTTGTAAAATCATAAGTAATAATTAATGTTGACTTTTCCTCCCCGATATCAGTGTTTGGAGGAGCAACCTCAAAACCTGTAATTTTTATTGTAGCCATATCAATTTTCAAGGTGTCATCTTTAAAATAGACGCTGGCTGTTTCTGCTTTTGACTCATCAGGGACTGAAACATCTTCTGTTTTATTGTCCTCTGTTTTAGAAGTGTCTTCCACCTTAGTTTCTGGCTTTGTTGAGCCTGAACCACCACAAGCTGTGAAAGATAATGCCATTGTAGCGGCAAGTATAATTGTTAATAGTTTCTTTTTCATGATTTTTCCTCTCTTTCTTGAAGCACTCTCAATTCCATCAAACCAATATATAAACGCATAAGCGGTTATACCATTAATTTCCAGATATAATTTCTTTATAATTAAGCACAATAATAGCATGAAGATATTATTATATAAAATTATGAATGAAAAAAATCTATCTGTACGCCAGCTGGCTGTGATGTCTGGAGTTTCGAAATCCACGATTCAACGAATAATGGATGAAAATTCAGACCCAAGAATAAGAGTCTTGGAGAAGCTGGCAATCGGACTAAAATGTAGAATATCCGATCTGTATGAGTCCGATTTTAAATAAGTGTCCCAGAATTGGGACGATTGTAAAAAATCCCATAAGTTTCCAGCAGTAAGATTGTCATATAAATGTAAGGCAAACAAAACAGAACAAATGTTCGAAAATATATTGATTTCAAATAATACGTGTTGTATTATCTAATTAGGAATTTCGAACGTGTTCTTGCTGCTGGGAGGGATACATATGCATAAAGATGATTACACGAAACAACGAGATATCAACTTTATTGTTGAATTACTTCAAAGGCAATCGCCGGAGAAAGTACGCGAAGTACTTATATTTATCCAGAACTACCTAGAGAAGTAATTATGAAGAGTCAGTTTTTTACTGGCTCTTTTTTAAATTCTCAATGTATTGCAGAGCAATCTTTTCTAATGTTGCCTTGCTTGGATCATCCAATTGTTCATACGTTACGATTAATGTCTGGATAGCGTTTGCAACAACGGAATCCTTATCTTTCAAAAGCAGAGCTGTGTATTTCATGATTTTCTGCTGTTCCGTCAACTGCTCAAACATTTCACCTTCACCAGTACGAAGCCATTCTTCACTTACATCAAATTCTCTACATATAGAAAGGATAACTGCGTCTATCGGTTCGTTTCTTCCTATTTCATATTGTGCCACGGTGTTTCTTTTGATTCCCAATCTATTTGCAAATTCTTGTTGAGTTAAATCTAAAGTTTTGCGAAGTTTCTTTAATCGTTCATTCATGTGCTCACCTCACTTTCTGATTTTGATTATACCGCACATATATTAGAAAATCAATAAAAAAGTCACATAAACAACAAAAAGTTATTTTGAGAACAAATTCTTGTTGACATAGTTGTCTAAGAGACGTATAATAGTCGCATAGACAACAATATAGTGTTGTCGAAAAAACAGCGGACTGCATTGGAGCAAGGTTAATAGTTACTGGAACATTAAAATTCCTTTTCGAGGTGGAATGCTAAAGGATTTTCTCCGAAGCATCCGGTATAAGATAACGCTACGATCTTATATCCGAGTTTTATCCACTTATCGGCAAGAGCTTTTGAATGAACAATTCGTTTCGTACTATCACCTCCTTTCCATAGAGGCAATTTGCAGTCCGCAACAACATTATATCAGAAAGAGGTGAAAACACATGATGAACTTAGAAGAAAAGAAAGAAATGGAAATTAAGAACATGGTAGCTATCCTGAAGCAGATTGATCTCCCGGGCATCCTCTTATTAACAAGGGACGCGAACACTCTTTTGATGCGGCAGATTGAAGCAGATGTGCCAAGAGCGCACTTGTCTGTGAATAAAATTGAGAATGGGTATGCAGAGTGTGATGTACGCCTTATGGCAGCAGGGCACAAAAAATAAATGCCCTGCAAAGATTTTACTTTTTATCAAGAAGTCGCTGGTATGCGGTCTCGATCATATCTCGCCATGATGCAAATTGGGAATTACTTTGAATAGCCTTATCAAAGCAAGCATCATCTTGTAATTTGTCGAGATCAGATTGTGAAGTAATATCACAGCCAATCATTTCACAAAAGTCGGTGAAATTAGAAGCTTTGGTGAACTCAGATATAAAAGAGTCGGTGAATACATCATAAACATTGGAATCAGATATGTAATCAAGACGTTTCAGAGCATCACCAGAATGTTCGCCAACACATAAACGTATTTGCGTCATATGAAATCTCCTTTCTTATAAGACTAAGGTGTTGGAGCACCTCGTAAAAGGAGTATAGAGCGGTACAGGATAAAAAGCAATGAGTAATTTTAAAGAAACTTATGAAATGAGGTGAGACAGATGAAAGAAAGGGGTGATGAGATTGCCAAGATTAAAAGTGAATGAATCAGAATTGCGCTGTCGGAAGCTCCGTGGATGTATCAAAAACGCACAGGAGATTCAAGGGATTAACACAATTAAGACAGCAGAGCTAACTGGCATTCCAGTTAGCACGTTATATGCTAGGTTGAAGAATCCGGATGATTTCAGCGTAGGAGAACTTAGGGCTGTATTCAGAGTTTTGAAAATTACATCAGAGGAAAAAGAACGAATCGCAAGAGAGGTCATATGAGATGAGAAGAAAAAACTTTAGCTGGTTAAAAGACATTGCGCTTACATTTTCGACAGGTGTTGCAACTGTGCAGATGTTTGTAGCAATTGCAGTGTTTGGGCAAAACAATTGGGATGCAACATGGCTGCCAATACAAGCAGGAATGTTCTTGCTTGGTATTACATGGGATGTAATGTTCCTGGTAGCAAATTTTCCGACATTTGGAGGGAGGTGAGAACATTGAGGGTTTCAAGTATCGACAAGATGATAGAGCAGTTGGAGGCTTTGGAAAGAGTAGATGGTAGAACAGAATACTATAAGAATCAAGCAATTGCTTATCTGAAGAATTATGCAGCGTCATTAGAGGATATTGGCGTCAAGACCATAAAAGAAAAGTGCCCGGGAGCGGCAACTCCAATCGGGCACACAAAAAATAAACCAGTTAAATTATAACGAATTGCGGAGGAATTGTAAATGGAAGAAACAAAAATTTCACTTTCAGAACAAAGATATAAGGAACTGATTGAAAAAGAGGTACGACTCGAAATTCTGAAAAAAGAACTCAAGAAAGACAGAACTTTATTTGATGTAAATGAAATTTCCGATATTCTTGGGTTGCATTTGAAAGGAAATGACGAAAATTAATGTTTAATTATCGTTGTAAAAATTGTGGGGCATTTCTTGATCCAGCAGAGAAGTGTGATTGTGAAACACTAAAAAGAAGAAAGATTCGTGCTGTTCAGGAATTGCTTAGTGAATCAGAGGAAGGACAAATAGTGATTGATTTTTCATCACTGAAGAAAAGAAAGAGACAAAATTATATAGAGGAGGAACTATTAAATGTATGATTTAGAGCTTGCTGTATCGCAGGACTTAGGAAAGATAACAGCAAATTTTGATGAAATTAAAACAGCATTGGCAGGACAGCTGAAAGAATATAAGGACAAAGAGTTTTCGGAAGATAAAAAGAAAGATGCAAAAGAAGATTTGGCGTCTTTGAGAAAACTGAAAAAGTCTGTAGATGACAGAAGAAAAGAAGTCAAAAAAGTGTACATGAAACCTTATGACGACTTTGACGCAAAAGTAAAGGAATTGATTGGCTTGATTGACGAACCCATCAAATTAATTGATTACCAGGTAAAGAGCTTTGAAGCAAATCGAGTAAAGGCACGAAAAGAGGAAATTAAAAAAATATATGAAGAGCTTGTGCCGGATGAATTACAGGATTATATCCCGCTGGAAAGAATCTATGGACCTAAATGGGATAATGCAACTACAACAATGAAATCTGTAAAAACAGAGATTTCTAGTAAGGTATCATCCACAAATGCGGATATTGCAGCAATCAAAGCAATGAAATCTGAAAAAGAAGAAACAGCATTAAACCTATATATGGAAAATAACAATCTTGCGATTGCAATCAAATATCTGAGCGAGTATGAAAATGAAAAAATGGAAATCTTGAGAAAACAAGAATCCGAAGAAGCTGAGAGAAGAGAACAGGAACTTGAAGCGGAAAGACAGCGTATCCGTGAAGAGGAACGCAGAAGAGTTCGACAGGAAGAAGAAATTCGTGCAACAGCAGAGAAAAAAGTAATCGAGGATTTGAAAACTGTTGATGAAGAAAAAGCAGCTCAGTTAAGTACAAATGATTCTAAGACAGTGATATACACAGTTGTTGCTACAGAGGAAGAGCTGGCAGACATTGAACAGGCAATGACAAGTTTCGGCGTTTATTTTGAAAGGAAAGATGCTTGATGAGTATTGGTGAAAAATTATTTAAGATTCAGCAAGAGATGAATGTTCCGAAGGATTTATATAACAAGTATGGCAACTTTTATTATCGTAATGCAGAGACAATCCTCGCTGAATTTAAAAAAGCTGCAAAGGATTTGAAACTTGTATTGTTGTTGAATGATGAGATTGTGGAAATTGCAGGGAAAGTGTATGTAAAAGCAACTGCAAGTATTACTGATTACGAAACAAATGAAGAAGTATTAGCGACAGCATATGCAAGAGAAGCGGATAAAAAAACCGGAATGGATGATGCACAGATCACAGGAGCAGCATCCAGTTATGCAAGAAAATACGCATTAAACGGATTATTTCTTCTGGATGATGTAAAGGATCCGGATTCAGATGAATATAAGAATCAACAAGGGAAAGACGAACAACAGACTGAATCCAGTGCAACTCAAAATAATAGAAATACAAAAAGTCCAAAAGTTAATCAAAACCATATTATTTCTCTTCGAAAAACATTTGAAGAGAAAGGAATTGATGAAAGCAAAGTGTTAGTTATGTACAAGGTTGAAAAGATTGAGGACCTGACAATTAATCAGTTCAAAAATATATTCGACCATGAAAGCGAACTGATTCAGCAGTGTGGTGTTTAAATGAAGTTTACAGGAAAATTGAAAGAGCCGGTAATTGATTATCTTACTAATCGTCTGACCATCTTATTTGAGCCAAATGAGGACTTTCGACAAGCATACGAGAAATTGAAAGATGTAAACAAATTAATTCTTGAAATCAAGCCATACAGACGCAAGCGAAGCTTGGATGCAAACGCTTATTACTGGGTATTGGTTGGAAAGCTGGCAAAGACAATAGGCTTGTCGAATAATGAGGCCCATAACATGCTTCTTCGTGGATATGGACATCCAGAAATATTCGAAGGTAAATCGGTATATATGACAATACCTGATACAGAAGAAGCAGAAAAGAAAGTGAACAATGCGATGGATTACCATTTGAAACCTACATCTCAAGTAAGAGAGGGCGTGGATGGTGTCATGTATCGTACATATCAGTTGTTGCGAGGTTCACACACATTCAATACAGAAGAAATGGCACACTTAATTGATGGATTAATTACTTGCTGCAAAGAAGCAGGTATACCGGATACAGAGATAGCAACACCGGATGAAAAGAGAATCCTAAAAGAAAGATATGGTGTTGATATTGGCTAAGAGATTGAAAAGTGTATTCACGGAGGATATGGAACATTGCTATTTTACCGGCGCCCCATATCCACATATACACCATATATTCTATGGATCAAGAAGAAAATTATCAGAAAAGTATGGGTTTGTGATTCCCCTTGCACCATACTTACATGAATTTGAAAAGGGGAGTGTTCATGACTTACCAAATGCAGGACTTGATCTGAAATTGAAGCGGATGGCTCAAACATATTTTGAAGAGCATTATGGCTCAAGAGAGGATTTCCGACAAGTATTTGGTAAGTCATGGTTGTAACTGGTATTAACGGCATAAGCGTTAATATATATTACCTCCAATGGTTTAAGCGGCATGTCACGATGAAACGTAAGCCATTGAGTTTCCTCCGGGCGTTATGCCCGGGGATATAAGGAGAAGAAATGACAACAAGAGAGCAAGCATTAGAATACTTCAATCGAATTCCCGATGGACATAGAAATGCAATACAGCGTCCGTGGAATAAGCTGGTAGACAGAGTGTTACGGAAGATGATTGAGAAAGCAAATAATAATGGAGACTGCATTATTAATGTCGGAGAAGGAATTTACAGACCGATTCCAGGAGATGCGGTTGATGAAGCTGAATTGAATCATTATCTGAACAGAGAATTGCATCGTGCAAGAGCAATACAGTTAAAGAGATTAACTATGAAAAAGACATTTGAAGGGTGGAGAGATAGTGCAGTATACGCTGATTATAAAAGGAAAATTAGACAATCTGAATGATTATATAACAGCGTGTCGCTCAAGCCGTTATGCAGGAGCAGAGCTGAAACACAAAAATGAGGATGCTGTCTTGTGTGCAATATATGAGCAACTTGGACGGACACGGATTAAAAAGAAAATTAAGATGCAATACAAGTGGTATGAACCAAACTCAAGAAGAGATCTGGATAACATAAGCTCTTTCGGAAGAAAAGTTATACAGGATGCTCTTGTGAAAGCGAAAATCATAACAGATGATGGTTGGAAAAACATTATCGGATTCTCGGATGAGTTCTATGTAGACAAGGAGAATCCGAGAATTGAAGTGGTGATTGAGGAGATATGAATGGAAATTACATAAAAATAAATCGGTCGTTGCTGGAATGGGGATGGTATCAAGACATCAATACTTGTCGATTATTCGTGCATCTGCTATTAAGAGCCAATTGGAAAGATGGAAATTTCCAAGGTGAAGTAATTAAAAGAGGTTCTGTAGTATCCTCAATTGCTAAATTGTCAGCTGAAACTAACTTGAGTGTAAGAGAAGTGAGGACAGCAATTTCGCACCTTGAAAAGACTGGTGAACTGACAGTCACACGACATAGTAAATATAGCGTATTTACTGTAAATAATTACTGTTTGTATCAAGCAAGTGACACGCAGAACGACAGACAATCCGACAAGGTAACGACAGAGTATCGACAGAGTAACGACAAGGTAGCGACAACAATAGAAGAAAAGAAAGAAGGGAAGAAGGAAAGAAATAATATAAGGCGGTTTGAACCGCCGGCTGTAGAAACAGTGAGAGCATATTGCATTAAGCGTAATAATCACGTAGATCCACAACTGTTTGTTGATTTTTATGAATCGAAAAATTGGATGGTAGGGAAAAACAAGATGAAAGACTGGAAAGCAGCAGTGCGTACCTGGGAGAAAGGGAGAAGCCAGACAAGGAAGGAAGAGACCGCCAAACATGGCAGCACAAAGTTTAGTAATTTTGAAGGACGAGATTATAACATGGACTCACTGGAAAGCCAACTGTTAGGAGGTTAAGAAATGGCACAGGTGATGAAGCACTGTTTTAACGGACACAGGAAACAATTAGCTGGATATAAACGTGGGAATATGGCAGCGTTTATGCATGCTGGTACAAAGAGAAAATCAAAGAAGCGAGTAAGAGGAAAGTGATATGAACAAGAAAGAGGTATCGGAGATCAAGAAACAATTTACACCTGCAAACTGTGCGATTACACGTATTAGCGGATGTTATGTAGACCATGAGAAAGAAAAGCGAATGACATCAAAAGATGCGTTCTTGTCGCTCCCGGAAGAGGTAGCATTTAAGTATTTCGATATATTCAAGAAAACATTGTCTGGAAGTCTAGGAAAGAATCTGTTGAACATGGAATTTCCTACAGAGCAAGAAAGCCCTGGTGGAAAACAAGAATTCTTGATGCGACTGCGAAAGAGCAGATTGACAGATATTGAGTTGTTGGATGAATTCTACGACAAGATTATTGAGTCATATGACTTCGCAGAAAATTATTATATCGTCTTAATTCATGCAATGTACGATATCCCGGGAAAAGGAACGGATGGGGCAGAAATAGAGGATGCATCAGAGGAAGTATATGAGTTTCTGTTGTGCAGCATATGTCCTGTGCACTTATCAAAGCCGGGGCTTACATACAACCCAGAGCATTATCAGATTGAGGATCGCATCCGAGACTGGATTGTGGACAAACCGGATAAAGGATTTTTGTTCCCAGCATTCAACGACCGGAGTGCCGATATTCATAGCGTATTGTACTACACGAAGAAATCAGCAGATCTGCAACAAGAATTAATTGACGAGGTACTTGGAGCTGAAATTCCAAAATCAGCAGACGAGCAGAAAGAATCTTTTCAGTGTCTTGTGCAGGATGTCATGAATGGGCAACTGAATTACGAAAACGTGAGATTCCTGCATGACAAGTTGAACGAACTGGTGGAAGAACATGTAGAGGATGCAGAGCCATTTGAAGTTGATAAGAACGATGTACGAAAGATATTGCAGGAGTGCGTTGGAGATGGTGAAGAGCTGACTGCTTACGACCAATATTACAACAAATATGTTGGCGAGAAAGGGAAATTCCTTGCAACAAATATCACGGATATAAAGACATTCAATCTTAGAACATCGAATGTAAATATCAAGGTTGATTCTGATAGAGCAGATTTGGTTGAGACGAAAGTAATTGATGGCAGACCATGTGTTTTGATTGCAGTAGATGGAATTATTGAAGTCAACGGAATAGATGTTGTGACAGTTGGGAAGGAGAAAAATCATGAAGTATAAAGTTGGAGATAAAATCAAAATTATTAAAGGAACAATTGGTTGTTTTGGTGCTGAAGGTAGAATCGGTATTGTGACTAATAAAGAAAGCAGCAACGGACTGAATGAGTTGAAAAAAGGTTTCAATGTAGAGTGTGACGATGGAAAAATATGGAGAATCGGTTTTGATTCTGTGTGTGAGCTTCTGGATGAATTGACAGCAGAAGAGGTAATTAAACTTCATGGTGAAATGTGTAATAAAAGGGCTTGCAGTGATTGTAAACTAAGTTCTAAGAATAACGGTATGGGTATTAATTGTGGTGAATTAGAGAAAAAACATCCAGACAAAGTAGTTGAGGTCCTCAAGCAGTATAAGAAAGACAACGAGATTGAGACAGAATACATTTGGTACGTGCAGATTGTAGAGGTTGACACACATATCTTGAAACATGAAGAGCCATTGAAAAGTGTTCCGGTAGATGAAATGATAGCGAAAATTCTCAAGAAATGGTGTTCGGAGCATGAAGGTAAGTATTACGCAATTAGTGAAAGACGATGTGTTGTAAAGGAGTAATCCAATGGGTGCAGAGAAAATGAAAATCTGTCCGGTCTGCGGAAAACAATTCAAGCCGTGGAAACGTCAAGTGTACTGCGATAAGAATTGTGCCACGATAGCTCGATTGCAAAGAAACAAGAAAAAACAGGAAGTTAAGCAAATTCAGAAAGCAGAATGTTCAATCAGCGAGGTGGCAGCAGAAGCAAAAAGACATGGTATGAGTTATGGATATTTTGTTGGACTTATGTGGTTGAAAAAGATCGGGAAGGTGGATGTGAGTGGATGAATAGTAGACAAGCAATAAAGATTTTGAAAGAAGAAAAATCATGGGAAAGTGATGATAGGAAAATTGAAGCTTTTGTACTTGGCATAGCCGCACTTGAATCGGTGGAGGCATTGAAGAATAGATTTATCAATGGCATGAATGTTCACTATGAAGGTGATGATGCAGGTGATGAAATTGAGTGTCCATTATGCGGCTATGGAGTTGAAAGGAATGACGATTACAACGAGATGAGGCCAAAACATTGCCCGGAATGTGGCACAAAATTAATATATTAAACAGATATGTAAATAACAGAAAGGAGCAGGGGAGTTGTGGAAGTTCCTTGATACACACAGAAGTCCAAACAAAGCATTGATTAAGGATAACTTGAAGAATGTGGCAAGAATGGGGTTCCAGCTTGTAAATGAGGTGAAATGATGATTAGAGAATTAATAAATCAGATTATTAAGAAGTATTACCGAGATGAAGAGGAATACTACAGCAGTTACAGATACAACGAAGACAATAATGAGTTTGGAATGAAAGATGAGATCAAAAAGGCATTAACTGAAAAAGGAGCAACGTTTCAGATAGAGTTTGAAAATGGATTTGATTCAGCAGGATACGGCAATGATTTCTTAGCCATTGCTTACATAGAGACAGATGGTTCACTGGGGCTGAAAACAGTATTGTTAGAGATAATGTAATTTAGAGAAAGGAGACGGAGCTCCGGCCGGGCAAAGATATATCGGCTCCTTTCAAAGATATGAATTATCAGGAGTTTTTAAATAATAAAAAATTCGTACTCGAAAGTTCTGGATTTGATATTGATAAAAAAGAACTAAATCCAAAACTGTTTGATTATGAAAAAGACATAGTTAGATGGGCGTTAGCAAAGGGAAGAGCTGCTATATTTGCTGATTGTGGACTCGGAAAAACCGCTATGCAGCTTGAATGGGCGCATCAAGTATCGAAAAAAACTGGCGGTAAGGTATTGATACTGGCGCCGCTGGCGGTAGCACCACAGACAGCGAAAGAAGGAGAAAAATTCGGAATCAAAGCTATTGTTTGTGAATCACAGGAAGCGTGCAAAGAAATTAGTATAACAAACTATGAAAAATTGGATAGATTTATTGCAAAGGAATTTACAGGGATTGTGCTTGATGAGAGCAGTATCTTGAAATCTTTTACCGGGAAAGTAAGGACGCAGATAATCGACACGTTTAATAAAGTTCCATACAAATTAGCGTGTACTGCGACACCTTCCCCAAATGATTACATGGAACTTGGAAATCATAGCGAATTCTTAGGAGTTATGACAAGAGCCGAAATGTTATCAATGTTTTTCGTACATGACGGTGGCGAAACATCAAAATGGAGACTGAAAGGCCATGCGGAAAATGTTTTTTGGCAGTGGATGTCTTCGTGGGCTGTATTTATTGGAAATCCAAGAGATTTAGGATATGAGGAACACGGATTTGATTTGCCCGATCTGAAAGTAAAACAGATTATTGTTGATGGTAATGAGCCAATTATGGACACATTGACACTGACGCAACGCAGGCAGGCTAGAAAAGAAAGCATTGAATTAAGGTGTAACACAGCAGCAGACCTTGTAAATAATTCGGAAGAACAATGGCTTGTATGGTGTGATTTGAATGACGAAAGCTCGTTGCTTCATTCGCTGATATATGAATCTGTCGAAGTAAAAGGTTCTGATAAACCGGAACACAAAAAAGATTCCATGCTGACTTTTTCTGAGGGAAATATTAAAGCATTAGTTACAAAGCCTAAAATTGCTGGATTTGGAATGAATTGGCAGAATTGCCACAATATGATTTTTGTAGGATTATCGGACAGTTATGAAGCATATTACCAGGCGGTACGGCGTTGTTGGAGATTCGGACAGGACAAGCCAGTAAATGTGTACATTATCATTTCTGCAAAAGAAGGATGCGTAAAAGATAATATTGAGCAGAAGCAGGCAAAAGACGAACAGATGAAATCAAAGATGATTGAATTAACGAAAGAAATTACAAAGAAAGAACTTAGAAAGACTTGCAGAATAAGCACACCTTATGACGCTGAAAAAGAAATGAGATTGCCAAAATGGGAGGAATTTAATTAATGAAAATTTTAGATCAGACAGTAGCAGACAAGTACACGATTTACAATGGAGATTCTTGCGAGGTGGTAAAAGGTATTCCAGACGATAGTATTCATTACACAATCTTCTCGCCACCGTTCGCAAGCTTATATACATACTCTAATTCAGACAGAGATATGGGGAACTGCAAAGATGATGAAGAGTTCTATAAGCATTTCAAGTTTCTTGCGAAAGAGCTTTACAGAATTACAATACCTGGAAGGTTGTTGAGTTTTCATTGCATGGATCTACCTCTTATGAAGTCAAAGGATGGCGTTATTGGGTTGAAAGATTTTCCGTCAATTATCAGACAGGTGTTTGAAGATTGCGGATTTATTTACCATTCAAAAGTAACTATTTGGAAAAACCCAGTTACGGAAATGCAGAGAACAAAAGCGCTTGGCTTGCTGTGGAAGCAGATTAAAAAAGACAGCTCAATGAACAGACAAGGTATTCCTGACTATATCGTAACAATGAGAAAGCCGGGCGAAAACCCGGAAAGAATTACTCATACAGATGAGTCGTTTCCATGTGATGTTTGGCAGAAATACGCAAGTCCTGTATGGATGGATATTAAACAGTCGGATACTTTACAGAGAACATCTGCAAGAGACGAGAAAGACGAAAGACATATTTGTCCGTTGCAGTTAGAAGTTATCAAGAGGTGTATTGAATTATGGAGCAATCCGGGAGATATTGTTTTTGATCCGTTTGCTGGGATTGGTAGCGTACCATACATGGCGGTAAAGCTGAATCGCAGAGGATTAGGATGCGAACTGAAAGAAAGCTATTACAAACAAGCGTTTAAAAATCTGGAAGTGGCTGCTGAAAACGTACAGGAAGATGATATTGTCGGTCAAATGAGTATCGAGGATTTTCTCAATAGCGAAGCAAGTTGATGACACAAGAACAATTAAGATTTGCTTAAATAACAGTACCTTGACAATTGAATATTGATGGTTGGAATGGTATAATTTCCGTATCATTTATTATAGGAGATAGGAAATATGCTAGAAAAGATAATACGATTTTTTGACGAACATCCGATAATATTTTTTATATGCGTGTTTTTGGGATTGATAGTAGTGCCTACTGCGATTATTCATTTTGTTTATATAATTCCTACAGAGTCATGGTGGTCTCAAGTAACTATTCCAGCAGGAAATATGTTGGCGTATATAGGAACTGTATTAACATTTTGTGTGACATTCATGTTGAGTATGACAGTGTATCTGTCAAATAAACGACAAAATGATAGAACACAAATTTCAAACAATAAAGCCATGTTTGTTGTAAATAATGAACAAAAAGTAAAGATTGATTTTCTAAATCCTGGTACACGAGAAGTTGATGACATTTTTATTGAAATGGAATTAAAATTGTTATCAAATGTTATGATTTCAAAATTGAAAATAAAACATTTGTCCATATATGATATTGAGCATCCGAGAGAAAAAGAAAAACAATTTTATAAAGAATACGAAAAAGAAAAAAATGTTAATTTTCAATATGAAGATAAAGAACACTTAATAATAAATTTTAATTTGCAAGATGAGAAAGCTGAGAATATATTAAAAACAGCAGAACAATTATGTATAGGCTTTGATATAGATGCTATATGTGAAAACGTAAAAACGAAATTGACTGTAAATATAAGTTGCACATCTTATCAGAAAGTAGGTAAAATTTCTTTCAAAGCCAGAAAGGAATGCTATATAAAAAATTCCAATTCTTTTCTACACAAAGCAGAAATTATTTAGAATTTACCAACCATCAATATTCGGTGGTTGGTATTTTTTTACGCATTTTTAAGGAGAAGAGGTGAAAAATTGAAGAAAATACTTGATGCATGTTGTGGAAGTCGTATGTTTTGGTTCGATAGAGAGAATCAAGATGTAATATTTGCAGATAATAGAGAACTTGAGACAACATTGTGTGATGGGCGAACACTTCTAGTTAAGCCGGATATAAAAATAGACTTCCGGGAGATGCCGTTTTTGGACAATACATTTAAGATTGTGGTGTTTGACCCACCTCATTTAAAACAAGCCGGCAGTGAATCATGGCTTGCTAAGAAATACGGAGTTTTGCCGAAAGATTGGAAAGCATACTTGAAAGCCGGATTCAATGAATGTATGAGAGTGTTAGAACCGGACGGAATACTGGTTTTTAAGTGGAACGAAGAACAAATAAAGCTGAATGAAGTGTTGAAAGAATTCGGAAAGAAACCACTTCTCGGAGATCAGAGAGGTAAGACACGTTGGATTTTATTTATGAAGTAGGAGAAAGTTATGATGAGAAAAAGAATAAAAGAATGGCTGGGGTATACAGTTACAATTTTATGGTTGGGTATAGTTGTTGGGAGTGGGGTAGCAATAGGATTTGTAACAACCTTAGTGCTTTGGAGCAAATAGGAAGAAGTGATTAAATGAGCGAGTACAATTTGAAAAATATCAGAGCAGATAAAGAGGGCAGATATGCAGAGATGTCAGAGCATCCACCAGATAAAAAGGCAGCGGAGAATATGAAGCGTAAGCCGTATCAGAATATGGATGTGCTGGGATACCTGCAGAAGAAGTACAAGATTGGAGGGGATACCGGTGGAGCAGAGACTGGAAGAAAATAACGTAAAAAATGAAAATAACCTGAAGAAAGAATACTTAAGGGGGTACCGAACCAACAGAAGACGTATCAATCGCATTGATGACGAAGTAACTGAACTAAGAGAGCTTGCAGCATCTGTGAAAGCTACTGATTATTCTGGTATGCCGCATGGAAGCGGAAATCAGAAAGATTTATCTGATGAGCTTGCAAGAATTGACACGTTAGAAAAGAGACTTGAGCAAGAAAGAGAAAAATGTGTAGAATCCTATATCTCAATTGAGAATCTAATTAAATCTGTAAAGAATGAAGACGAAAATGACGTACTGTTTTATCGATATATCAAGGGACTTCGTTTTTGGGAAATAGCTGAAAAGATGGATTGTTCAGAGCAGTGGGTTCATAAGTTGCACGGGAGAGCATTAGGACGCTTAAAAATACAAAAATAATTTATTATGGTTTATTGAAGTTTAGTATGTAAGTCTGATATTCTTAGAATGAGCCAAGGGCGGAAAACCGAAGGCTCGTTAAAACTCCATAGAGATAAACCAAAAAAGAGCCGGGTAGCTAATCCGACTCTTTTTGATTCCTGCTATTTATGTAGAAAACATGTAAATACAACGTAGGTCAGTATGACACAAACATAACTGAATACTGTCGTATTACACTTGGTAAGAAGTTTATGCACTTTGTTGAAAAATGGAACTCCGAGAATACCAAGTACAAACAGGAAAAATTGCGCATTAGCCATCATCTCAATTATCGTTTTCATAGCGCCTTTCCCCTTTCCAGGTGTTTAGGGGCTTACATCGCAAATGCGAACGCCCGAAAGACGTATAAACAAATTTAAGATTAGGCTTTAACGCTATGGAGAAAAAATAAGACGCCAAATTGAGATGATGGCTATTGCACTAGTTTAATAAAAAATATTAATCCTTTCATGTGTAATACCTCCTATGATTTTCTCCTTATGCCAGCTAAGCTGACCAATATAATAGTACTTTAAGTTTAGATAAAAATCAAGAATTAACATAATGTAATGTTTTTCATTGCGGAATGTCGAATGTTGGGATATTATGGAAGTAGGGTTTAGGTATAGATATGGAGGGAAGTAGAATATGTCTTTGGGGAATATGGATTATATAAGTAACAAGGGAATTAGGAGTGGAAATGCCCCACATTATACTAGATACGTCAGGCAAGCATGAGTGTTCGGAATACTGTCCACAAACTGATGAACTTATCTACACAAAACTTGGAGCGGATGGTTGCTTTCAGCTTGCGCATGAACTCAGACATAAATGGCAGTGGGTGAAACATTACGAGGAATATTTTGAGAACTATCAGGAGATGGACAAAATGGATTTGAAAACTTATGGGGAACAAAAGGCGGAAGTAGACGCCAATGCTTTTTCTGTGGTTATGGGGATGAAATACTTAAATACCTTTCCTGTTTTGCCTCAATATCCTAAAAGTGAAAGAAAAAAAATTTTTAAAAGAGCAAAACTAATAGCGAAGGAATATGGATTAAACAAAATTGATTGGAAACAAATATATCAATTCATTGGAATATAGTTTATATGAGGCACCCTCCGGGGTGCTTTTCTAATGCGCAAATTTGGATCATTAGCTCAGCAGGTTAGAGCAACCGGCTCATAACCGGTATGTCGCAGGTTCGAACCCTGCATGGTCCATTAAAAATAAACCAGAATTGAAGGTGGTGAAGTGGCAGGTTATGAAAACATAAAAGATAAAGGATTCGATAAACGAACCACGGGGGAACTACGGGAAATAGCAAAAAAAGGTGGTAAAGCAAGCGGTGAAGTAAGACGTAGGAAGGCAGACTTCCGGAAAACTTTAAACCTGCTGCTTACTGCAGAAATAGATAACGAAGAATGGAAGCCGGTTTTAGAGTCACTTGGTGTTGAGTGCACTCTGGAATCGGCTATGCTTATGGCTCAGATTAAAGAAGCCTTAGAAGGAAATACGAAGGCTGCATATTTTGTAGCGCAATACGCTGGACAAACTGGTCAGACAGTTGCTGATGATCAGGAACAGCAACAGAGAACTGAACGGATGAGAGCAGATACAGAAAAGATTCGCAGAACATCTGGAGATAGTGAAAATGAGGATGAAGGAGTGGAGATTATTAATGACGCGCCAACAGGTGAGGATATCGGATATTGTGATACCGAAGTATCTGAAGATATTCAACAACAAGACGATTAAACATATCATCCTGACATCTGGAAGAGCTGGTACCAAATCAAGCTACGCAGCTATTAAAGCGGATTATCAGCTTGTATCAGACCCAAAAGGTTCGGTCGTAGTTTTACGAAAGCATCATAATAAACTTCGGAAGACGGTATACAAGGAAATGCTTAGAGGTATTAACCGATTGCAGCTTCCGAAATCTAAATTCCGTATTACAAAGTCTCCGATGGAGATTACTTACAAAAGGTATGGCACAACAATGTATTTTGCTGGTTCTGACGGTATCGATGATACAAAAGGTATTATCGACGAAGATAAGCCAATTAAATTAGTTGTTCTGGATGAGCTGACGGAATTCTTCGATGATGGAGAAGGAGAAGATGAGCTGAGTAATATTGAGGCTACTTTCGTTAGGGGTAATAAAGGCGGGTTCCAGATGATTTATCTATATAATCCACCGAAAAATCCAAATGCGCCGATTAATAAGTGGTGTAAGAAAATGGAGAAACGTCCAGACTGCCTACATATCCATACGGATTACAGGGATGTTCCTGTCGACTGGTTAGGTCCCGATCTGATAGCATCAGCACAGGCAATGGAAGTGGCAGATCCCAAAATGTATCGCTGGGTATGGTTGGGAGAATCGGTCGGAGTAGATGAGCTGATTTATTATATGTTTAGTGATAAGCACAGACAAAAGCCGGATCCGGACAGAAGGTACGATAAAATTTATATTGGTGGCGACTATGGTCAGCAGAATGCAACGACCTTTCAAGCATTTGGTTTGGATACTTATCGGGAGAAGTTCCCGGGACTCGGAGAATATTATCACAGTGGAAGAGAGACAGGAAAGCAAAAGAGTCCATCAGAATATGCACAAGATTTGGTTGAGTTCATGAATGATTTACATGAACTGTATGACAACCGAGTCTTTTATATTTTTTTGGATCCATCAGCAAAAGGGCTTGCTGAAGAGGTGAAAAGAGCAACTAGAACAGGACTTGATTACCAGGTGATACTCAAAGATGCAGAGAATGATGTAGCTCTTGGAATCAGTCGTGTGCAGAAAGCGTTGAGCTTTTGCATTATGAGCGTGTCTCCGAAGCAGGAAAATGCAGTGGATGAATTTGGAACATATGAATATGACAAGAAGTCAATAGAAAAAGGGAAAGAAGTTCCAGTAAAAGAAAAAGACCACTGTATGGATGCAATACGATATGCAGTTATGGGGGCATGGAAGATAATAAAACATTGGCTGCCAAAGGAGATATTAGATGAAATAGAAATTAGTGATATTAGTCAGGAGGAGGTGATAGAAGATGAATATATTTAATTATTTCAAAAAGGCTGGGATTGATACAGTTGATGCAACATTCTATCGAAAGATAGCAGAGTGGATGTCCTGGTATAATGGAAATGTTCGAAACTTCTCGTTTTACAAGGTATATAACGGACGTGGAACATATAAACGTTGTAAACGAAAAAGTCTGGGGATGGCAAAGAAATTGAGTGAAGATATTGCTGATCTGCTTTTAAATGAACGTGTGACCATTACGTTGAGTGATAATACAACACATGAATTTGTGCAGAAGGTTTTGAATGATAACAGATTTTTAGTGATGGGGAATGATTATCAGGAGCGAAAAGCATTTACTGGAACAGTTGCATATATTCCATATTTAGAAAACGTAGAAGCTACAGAAGAGGGAAATGTTATATCAGGAAAGATTAGCATCAACTATGTGGATGCACCTAATATCTATCCAGTAAGTTGGAATAATGGAATGGTAACCGAGTGTATTTTCGCATTTCCACACACAGTAGCTAGAAAGAAGTATGTTCAATTACAGTCACATCTTTTGAAAAACGGAGAATATGTGATTACAAATACAGTCCTCAGATGTGAATCGGGAAGTCAGGATGGAACAGAACTTACAGAACAAGAATGGAAACTGTTAAAACCTTTCAAAATGCTTGCAAAGGAAGTAAAGACTGGTTGGACGAAACCACAGTTTGTTATAGACAGACTGAATATTACAAATAACGCAGAAGAAAATAATCCGATGGGACTAGCAATTTTTGCTAATTCTATTGATGTTCTTAAAAAAATAGATATTGAGTATGATTCATATTGTAATGAATTTGAACTTGGGAGAAAGAGGATATTTGTTAAGCCGGAACTATTAACCAATGTCGATGGCTCGCCTGCATTTGACCCAGATGATAGTGTGTTCTATTCAATGCCGGAAGATGATGCCAATAACGAAGGCTTGATTAAAGAAATCGATATGTCACTCAGAACAGAGGAACATAGTAAAGCAATCAATGATGATTTAAACTATCTTTCGTTTAAATGTGGTTTTGGGACAGATCGGTATCAATTTGGAAGAACTGGTGTAAAGACGGCTACAGAAGTTATATCTGAAAATTCAGATATGTACCGAACGATTAAAAAACATGAAATTCTTTTAGAAGATGCGTTAAAACAGTTGATTCATATTATCATTCATCTGGGAACTGTGTTAAACAACCCATTAGAACCTGAATCAGAAATTACGATAGATTTTGATGATTCTATTATAGAGGATAAGGAAACGGAACGTAATCGTGATCGGCAGGATGTGAGTATGGGAGTTATGAGTCATGCAGAATATCGAGCTAAGTGGTATGGTGAAACATTGGAAGAGGCGAAAAAGAAATTGCCGGAACAAAATCAGGTGATGGAGTGATATGAGAGATGATTACAAGAATCGGATGGCCAGTAAGGTTGCGGCGAGGTATATAAATCTGGAAGAACGAATCATGCAGGATGTTGTCAGAAGAATCAAGAAAGCTGGTGAGATTACCAGCACAGCAGATTGGCAGATTAATAGACTTCGTATTCTAGGATATTCTTCCGAGGACATTGAAAGAGAAATTAAGAAAGCTCTGAACGCATCATATCCGGATATGTTTGAGCTGTATGACAAAGTGATTGACTGGGAATATGTCCGGAATAAGGACATATATGAACAAATTAACGCCGAGTACATACCATTCGAAGAGAATGAACAGCTCAAGCAGATTACGGATGTAATCATGCAGCAGAGTTTGGAAGATTTGGAAAATGTCACAAACTCACTTGGATTCTATCTGGATTACAACGGCAAAAAAGTCCTGACACCATTGTCACAAGTCTATATAAACTATCTGGACAATGCTTGCTATGATATTATCACTGGTGCTTTTGATTACGGTAGTGTACTGCGAAAAGTAGTTACACAACTCACTAATAGCGGACTACGACAGATAGATTATTCTTCCGGAAGAGCCAACCGGGTTGATGTGGCTGTGAGGAGAGCTGTCATGACGGCAGTCAGCCAGATTACCGGAAAGATATCCGAGTACAATGCACAAAAGCTAGGAACAGAATACTTTGAGATTGAGTGGCATGCTGGAGCACGTCCGACTCATGCAGTGTGGCAGGGGCATGTCTGGTCGAAAGAGCAGTTGCATTCTGTTTGTGGACTTGGTACCGTGACCGGACTTCTAGGAGCTAACTGTTATCATACCTATTATCCGTTCTTTCCTGGAATATCGGAACGCAACTGGTCGGATGATTGGCTGGAAGAACAGAACCGAAAAGAAAATGAGCCAAGAGAGTTCCAAGGTAAAGGATATACACTCTACGAGGCAAAACAACGACAGAGGCAGATGGAAACAGCTATGAGAGCACAGCGTGAAAAAGTGTGCTTGCTGCAGCATGGTGGCGCTGATCCGGATGAAGTAATACTTCAAAAAGCAAAATATCAAGGACAACTCAATGAATATTCCAGATTTTGCCGGAAAATGAAGCTTACGGAAGAACGTGAGCGTATTTACCTGGACATGAAAGGACGAGTGGCAACAAATAGCAAACGACAGAATGCATTGTTCCCGCGGGAAATGATTGAGAATTCATCCAAGGATGTGGCTCAGTATAAGCGGTATAAAGAAGTTCTGGGAGATTGTATTGGTTCGCTTGTTAATTTCGGTCAGATGAAATATAATGATAGTGAGAAATGGAAAATTATCAGTGAAGCATATACAGATGTAAAATGGCAGAGTCAAGCACTGAAGAATAAACAAATAGGAGAAGTACATTCTATCCCGTATAAAGGTACTCCGAATAGCGTGTTTGATAATTTCAAAGATGGTGCCTTGCAGAGACGTAGATATTACGGAAATGATGGAAGGACAAGATTGGACATAGATATGACGGATCACGGAAATTCAAAAGAACATCCGATTGTACCACATTATCATAACTGGTATCTTGATGAAAAAGGTAACTTGAAACGTGAAGCAAAGCACGATAATCCACTTAAATTAGGGCATGAAATTGCCAACAAAGATATTCTCGAGAAGAGGTGATTGAAATGATTGAGTATAAAGATTATGCAAAATTTGAGAACTTGTCTGAGCTGTCAGAAGCTATAGAGATAGGATTAGATATCGAGTTTATTCTTTATGGAGAAAGATATAATATTTCGTGGAGAGATGATGAGCCGTTTATATGTAGGTGTCCAGAAGGTGAGACTAATTTCTATACAGATGCCAAGGCAATGCTTGATAAACATAAAATAAATGATAAACAGTTAAAGGAATTATGGAATGATATGAAAGTATTATCCATGTAGTTACCACCAGTCGAAAGGCCGGTGGTATTTTTGTACTCATTTTTAGGTGAGAGAGATGAAATATAAGCAGAAATACATAGTAACACCAGATGCGGACATGATGGCTCCTAAGTGGCTGTCGGTTCGCATTAATAACGATACGATAAAGTTCATCTATGAAATCGTAGATGGAGCAGTAAAGTTGAAAGGAGTGAGAATAGGTCATGAAATGGCACAAATTGGAGACACGATACGTTTTAATGGCAAGCGGTTATCAGTAGAAAGGCGGTGATCAAACGAATGATAATAGTTGAAATTTCAGACGGCAGCATTAAGATGCATGGTCATGCCTGTAGAAAAGGCACTGATGGGATTGACCGTGTTTGTGCAGCCGTATCAGCATTGACGTGTAATTTGATTAATTCACTTGAAGATTTGACCAGAGATAGTATTCAAGTAAATACTGCAAGTGGTGAGACAGTGATTGAATGGAACAAACTGTCAGATAAAGGAAAACTCTTGGTGGATTCATGGTTCTTAGGACTTACGGATATTAATCAAGAGTACAGTTGTATAAAATTTTTGTAAATGGCATCCGAAAGGATGTTTTTATTATGTCCAAAACGTGAAGACGCAATAAAAGCTCGGGAGCCTGTCGAGGCGAAACGGAGGTAGAAAAATGAGATATAGAATGAATTTACAGCTCTTTGAAGACGGCGATGGAGCTGGTTCTGGTAATCAGGGTGGAAACGCTGGGACTGGAAACGGCGGTCAGGGATCCGCTGGGGGCACATCCGGAGCACATGGTACCGGAACGTATACTTATGAACAGCTGGAAGAAATTGCAAATGCACGTGTAGAACGTTCAGAGCGTACAGCACTTGCTAATTTTTTCAGAAATCAGGGAATGACAGAAACAGAAGTTACTCAGGCGATTAATAAATTTAAAGCAGATCGTGCAGCTAATCAGCCAGATGCTACCAGATTGCAACAAGAACGTGACGATGCTTTGAACGAAGTACAACAGATGAAAAATGAAAAGTTCTTGTCAAATAAGGGTGTGAAGTCAGATGATCTTGATTACATCATGTTCAAAGTATCGAAACTTGTAGACGACAAAACAACATTTGAAAAAGCAGCAGAGAAATTCTTGAAGGAAAATCCAAGATTTACCGGTAGTGCAAATTCTTATCGTATTTCTACATCTTCTGGAAATTCTTCGGAAGGTTCAGGTGGAAATATGAATGCATCCATTAATGACCGAATTCGCGCTGCTGCTAGAAGATAGTGGAGGTAGAAAAATGAGATACAGAATGAATTTAAAAATTTTTGAGAGTGATGTGAATATTATTGACCGTACAGGGGCGGAGTCCTTAATTCCGGTTCAAGAGTCTAACGAGATTATCCAGGGCGCAATAGCACAGTCAGCAGTGCTGTCAAGAGGGCGTAAGCTTGCGAATATGACTAGTAAACAGTACAAGATGCCAGTGCTTGATATGCTGCCGATTGCGTATTTTGTAAATGGTGACAATGGCGCAAAGAAAACTACAAAGCAGGCGTGGGATAAGAAATTTATTACAGCAGAGGAAATTGCTGTTATCGTTCCGATTCCGGAAGCTGTGCTGGATGATGCAGAATATGACATCTGGGCAGAAGTAAAGCCAAGAGTAACAGAAGCTTTTGGAAAAGTAATTGATGCAGCTGTGCTATTCGGTGAAAATAAACCTTCTACATGGAGAGATGATGTAGTTTCGACAGCAACAAAAGCGAATGCAGTTGTAACGCTTGGTTCAGCAGATTTGTTGTATGACAAAATCATGGCAGAAGACGGCATCATCGCAAAAGTTGAAGATTGTGGATACTTTGTAAATGGCCACATGGCAGATATCTCTATGAGAGCTAAGCTCAGAGGGTTGAAAAATGTAAATGGCGACCCACTCTTTAAACAGGATTTACAGGGTTCTACACAGTATGCATTAGATGGCTCTCCAATGAACTTTCCAAACAACGGTGCATTTGATAAATCGAAGGCACTTATGATTTCAGGTGATTTTAGTCAGTTGGTATATTCAATTAGACAGGATATTACCTTTAAATTGTTCACCGAGGGTATTGTACAGAATACGGATGGCTCTATTGCATATAACTTGATGCAGAACGATATGGTAGCTCTTAGAGCAACTATGCGTCTTGGATGGGAGATTCCAAACCCAATTAATGCTCTTAAAACAGATAAGACAAAGAGATGTCCGTTTGCAATCCTGAAAGCAGGGGAGTAGAGAGGCGTAACGTATGTATGTAAATTATGAATATTATGTGGATCAATATGGCGGTAGGATTCCAGAAGAGGAATTCCCATCTGTAGAACGTAAAGCGGAAGCTTATATCAGAAAGTTGACGTATATTCGTGGAAACATATTTGAAATTGAGGATGTGGCAGTAAAAGATGCTGTGTGCGCAGTTGCAGAGGTGTATCATTCTTGCGAAAAGAAGAACGAAACGGGAACTGTGAAGTCTGAAAATAATGATGGATACAGTGTTTCATATGCCGTTGAGCAATTAGAAGGGCAGACAGTTGAAGAATTGATCAGAAAGAAAGCATATGAAGCTGTATTTACATACTTACTTCCGACCGGATGGTTATCTAGGAAGGTAAGGTGCTGTCATGCTGACCAATGCAACGATTACAATATATAACAGAAAATACGATAAGCCAACTGGTTTTGATACATGGAACAGAACAGTGATTCATGGTGTTCATGTGTACATAAATCATAAAGCCCAGTTAATGGAATCTGGATTAAAGAGTGCTGATATATATAAGATTCGCATTCCGACCGATGTGGAGAATGTTGATCAGTATCTTCCGCCCGAGGAATATGCGAAGATGGATAATCAGGGAAATTACTGGACGATTCAGAACGATGATCACATTGTCTTGGGAGATTGTGACAAGGAGATTGAGAAGCCGGCAGATCTATCAGACATACGACTGAGACATTGCAAGGTGCTGTCTTGGTCAGATAACCGGTTTGGTGGTCTTCCACACTGGAGAATTGGAGGTGCATAGGAAATGGCATCAAAGAAGAATTTCAATATTACCACTCCTAGAGGAAGTATTACTACAGTACGGACTGCAGATGGAACCATGACAGCAAAACTTGAATGGAATCCGTCATTTGCCCGAACAAAATCAGAGAACTTTTCGCGGGCACAGGAATTTGTTGATTCAGAGTGCTTACGTTATATGAATCCGCTTACACCAAGAAGGACCTGCATGATGATTAAGTCGGCAACACTTGGAACTGTGATTGGATCAGGCTCTATTGAATATCTGGCTCCTTATGCCCGCCGACAGTACTACGAGCATAAGACTAAGGCGAAATGGTTCGAAAAGATGAAAGCAAGCAACAAGGAAGTCATCATGAAAGGAGCAGAACAGATTGCAGGACGGTAAGAAACCGATTATCGAAAGCATCCGGGAATATGTGAGAACATATCCCGGAATCGATAACCGGAAGATTAATATTGATTATCTTGGAAATGGAATGGAGTATTCCATTGATCCGATCGGGGCAGATCCTATTTACAAAAAATATACAGACGGGAGCTGCTTGAAACAGTTTCAGTTTGCTCTTACAAGCAAGGAAGCTTATGACGGTGATGCAAGAACAGGCATTGCTAATAGTGGATTTTATCAGGATTTTGAGGAGTGGACGGAACAGAATAATTTGAACGATATCCTTCCAGAGCTGGACGGGCACGACGCTATACGAGTAGATGTGCTGCAGTCCGGCTATTTGTTTAGTACAGAGGAAGATCTGGGGCGGTATCAGATGATATGTAGATTGATTTATAAGTAAGGAGGTACGAAAAAATGCCAGGAGCAGATACAAAAAAGAAATTAGTCGGAAGACACAAGAGAGTGGCATTCATGGACATTGCTGGAGATGGTAAGACGTATACCAGAATGACAGGATTTACGACCATGTCTGAGAGCAAGAACGCATCCGAGTACAGCCGTCATTATGTGGACGAAGAAAGTGAGAGAACAGATGTTGTGGGATATGCGTCATCAAACGATTATGAATTTGACCGCTATACAAATGATCCTGTACAGCAGAAAATTGCAGAAATCACAGATGACGAATTGCTTGGATCAGATGCACAGGTAAGCGTCGTTGTGGTAGATCTTTTTGATATTAAGACAGATACACCGAATACATGTGTTGCTAGAAAGCGTGATTGGAGCGTTGTTCCAGATTCTTCCGGAGACGGAACCGATGCACTGATATACAAAGGTAGCCTGAAAGCTAATGGTGAGAAAATCAAGGGTACAGCTACAACAACGGATAACTGGCAGACATGTACGTTTTCAGCAGAGCAATAAAAAGATAGGAGAGTGAGCCGATGAGCCTTTTTAAATATGGGAATCTCGAAGCAGAGATTGATTTTACAGATGTTGATTTTTTAGAAAATTTAGACGAAGCAAAGAAATTAATGACTGATGAAGCAGCACAAGTACCGAAAACCGGAAAGGCAGCGGATATTATTCGTGCGCAGTGTCAGTGTTATTTTAATTTTTTTGACAGAATTATTGGAGAAGGGGCACATAAAGATATGTTTCAGGGAAAAACAAGTCTTAACCTGTGTATTGATGCCACAGATGCGCTTCTTAAGTTTGAAAACGATGAGTCACTTAAGCTGAACGAGAAATACAGCGGTTATATGGTTCAGCAGCATGGAAGCAGGCAGCAGAAACGCAATTACAATAAGCAACAGGGCAAGAAACACAATAAAGGAACTGTCAGTTATTATCCAAACGGTAACAGGTAGCATGCTATGAATATTCTGATTGACAAGTTTCCTGATACTGTATGTGTAAATGGAAAAGACTATCAGGTTGAGACAGATTTTCGGGAATGGATACGATTCACGAAGTTGGTGGAAGATGAGGACGTCCCGTGGCAGATTAAATGCCGGCTACTACTACAGTGGTATATAGACGGGATTCCAGATAATCTGGAAGAGGCAATGGAAGCATTGGGAGATTTTCTTACAATGAGGCAGGATGATGAAGAATCCGATGAACCAATGCTTCCAGCAAAACAAGTGTATTCTTTTGATGAGGATATGACTTGGATTTACAGCGCATTTCGGGAGGTGTACGGAATTGACTTGCAGTCTGTACCATATATGCATTGGTGGGAGTTTCAGACATTGTTCATAGGACTTCCGGAAGACACAGAAATCAAGCAACGTATTTTGTACCGGAACACAGACCTTCGGGATATTAAGGATAAGGACGAGCGCAAGAGAGTGAAAAAGATTCAAGAAGCAGTTGCACTCAAGAAAAAGAAGCATAGGAAAATGACAGATTATGAGATTGGAGATATGTTCGCATAATGAAGAATATGGTCAGAATCCCGACAGAACGAAAGTGGTATAGATGTCCTTATTGTGGTAAGAAGTTACTAATTTACGAAGATACCGCTAAGTGCGATGGCGTGTATCTGAACTGTCGGGAATGTAAAAGAGAAATAAAAATAAAGATATAAAGCACATGTGAGCCGTTGAGCCGTGCTATCGGAAAGGGTGATAGTATGGCAGACGGATATTTGAATTTTGATACCAAGATTAATGAAAAAGGGTTTAATGAGGGAATCAGTAAGTTAAGCAGTCTTGGAAAAGCCGGATTAAAAGTTGCCACGGGTGCGATTGCTACTTTAGGGACAGCGGTTGGCGCAGGAATGACGGCAGTTGTAAAAGTGGGTACCGCATTCGAATCAGAAATGTCCAAAGTATCCGCAATATCTGGTGCGACAGGTGATGAGTTACAGTCATTGACTGACAAAGCAAAAGAGATGGGTGTCAAGACAAAGTTCTCGGCTACGGAATCAGCACAGGCTATGGAATATATGGCTATGGCCGGTTGGAAGACGGCGGACATGCTGAATGGTATCGAAGGTATCATGAATTTAGCAGCGGCATCCGGAGAAAGCTTGGCAACAACTTCCGATATCGTAACTGACGCATTAACAGCGTTTGGGTTGTCTGCGCAAGATTCAACACATTTTGCAGATGTTTTGGCAGCAGCTTCCAGTAATGCAAATACAAATGTTTCTATGATGGGTGAGACGTTCAAATATGTTGCTCCTGTGGCAGGTGCACTTGGGTTCAGCATTGAAGATTGCGGCGTAGCAATTGGATTGATGGCGAATTCCGGAATCAAGGCGGGGCAGGCAGGTACATCTCTAAGACAGATGTTAAGTAGGTTAACGAAACCTACAAAAGAAGTGCAGACTGCGATGGATATGCTAGGACTTTCCTTAACAGATTCAGCGGGAAATGTAAAATCTTTGGATAGCGTTATGTCGGAGCTGCGTAACGGATTCGGTAAACTATCAAAGGCAGAACAGACGCAGATAGCGACATCTCTTGCAGGACAGGAGGCAATGTCTGGACTTCTTGCTATTGTCAATGCATCAGATGAAGATTTTAATAAGTTGAAAGATTCTATTTACAATGCGGATGGAGCAGCTGCAGAAATGGCTGCAACCATGCAGGATAATCTTACTGGCCAGCTTACGGTATTGAAGTCTGAGGCAGAAGGTCTTGGAATAGAGATTTACGAGTCGATAGAAGTGCCATTAAAGAACTTAGCAACTGTTGGTGTAAAAGCGCTTGGTGATTTGAATGAAGCGTATGCATCTGGTGGATTCGTAGGCTTTATCAATGAAATTGGAAATAAGATTCCGATGCTCCAAGGAGTTACGGACGCAATAGCCAGCCTTGCTGAGAAAACAAAAGGGATGTCATCAGATGAGCTGATGAACTTTGGAAAGACGGCACTTGTATTAGCTGGAACAGCACCAGGGATACTTGGACTTGGCAAGAGCATTAGTACAGTAGAGAACATTATTGGCGGGTTTAACGGAATTATTGATGGTTCTGTTAGTGCCATTGGAAATTTGCCAGGAAGTTTAAAGAATGCGTCTGCTTCATTGAAAGATGCTGGCGGAATGTTTAAAAATCTCGGGAATGCATTTCTGATTCCATTCGAAGGTCTTGGTGAAAAAATAGGTGGAGCGCTAAGTAAGATAACTTATCGAGTAGGCTATTATGGACTTGGTATAAAAAACCAAGTTTCAAAACTTGCTTCACCGATAAAAGGAGCTATTAGTAAATTCACAGCTCCTTTTAGAAGTATAGGGTCAGTCATCGGTCAGAGCCTCGGAAAAATAGGTACTCAAATATCTGGGTATGCAGGAGTTATTGGTAATGCATTCAAGCCAATCTTGTCAGAGGCAATGACATTTGCCCCAGCATTCTTAAAATGCATGAACATAGCAGCGGGAATTGGCATTATAGTAGCCGGTCTGGGCTTACTATATAGTCAGTTCGGTACACAGATAGACCAGATCCTGCTCATGATGCAGACCAAGGGTCCAGAGGTCATTACTAATTTCTGTAATGGAATTATAACAGCGCTCCCAAATCTGATTGCGCAAGGGACTATGATGCTGAATAACCTTATGCTTGCAATTACGGCTAACTTGCCAGCAATCATTCAAGGCGGTATTGCAATTGTGTCTACTTTGATTACAGGAATCGCACAGCAATTACCTGCATTGATTCCGATGGCCTTGACAATGATTCTGACATTGGTAAGTTCGTTGCTCGGGAATGTCGGACAATTAATTAACGCAGGAATCAACTTGCTGATCGGGCTTGCGCAAGGTCTTGTGAATGCATTACCGCAGCTGATTGACAAGGCACCTGTGATTATCGGACAACTTGCATCGGCAATTATTTCAAATCTGCCTAAGATTTTAGCAGCGGGTGTGAAGATTATTGTAATTCTTGCATCTGGATTAGTATCAGCTGTTCCACAATTAATCGGGAAAATACCGGCTATCATTGGACAGATTAAAAATGCATTTACTAGTGTTGACTGGGGTTCCGTTGGAATGAACATCATCCGAGGAATTGCAAGCGGAATATCAGGAGCTGTCGGACATCTTGTTAGTGCAGCTGCATCTGCGGCAAGCAGTGCATTGAGTGCTATTAAATCCAAGTTAGGAATTCACTCTCCGTCACGAGTGTTCAGAGATCAGGTAGGTAAGATGATGGCACTTGGTATGGGTATAGGATTCGAAAAGAACATCCCGATTAATACAATGAAATCTGGATTACAAAATGCGGTATCATCTCTACAGGCAAGGTCAGTTGCCGTGCAGTCTGTAGCCTATGCAGGAGCAGGTGGAGAATATTATGGAACTAATTCGGAAGAGCGTAATGCATACCAGATGCTTTTAAAAGCAGCAATGCTGCTGGAAAAATATGTTGATCGACCAGTGGAGGCAAATCTCTATTTAGACAAGCGTGTGGCTGCGAAGACTCTGGCAAAACCAATTAAAGAAGAGAATGACAAAATAGAACGTGAAGATAACAGGAAGGCAGGAATAAGATGAGCTTATCTGTAAAATTCAATGGAAGTGAGCTGAATAAATACATAAGCGTGTTAAGAGGATTCACGCCGAGAAAAGGCGTGAGCTGGAATCCTCAGATGGCGGAATTATCTGCAGGTACACGTGGTACAAAGTATAAAACAACAGCGTATAAATCAAAAACTATATCAATGCCATTTTCAATAGAAGGAGACATCGAAACAAAATATAACGAATTGCAGAAAATATTAAATGTAAAGGAGCCTAAGGAACTTATATTCGGTAGTACACCAAATAAAGTATATTATGCCATCCCAAGTGGAGATCTTGATTTGGACGAAATCCTATGTTTTGGAAGTGGAACTATAAACTGGGTTATTCCTGAAGGCGTTGCACATTCGGCAGCTGAAACGACAGCAACTAACAAAGGGACGTCTAACACAATAGCATTAAAAAACAATGGAACCGAATCTGTTCCTGTAAATGTGAAGGCTACAATGAAATCTGACAATGGTTATCTTGGATTAACATTGGATGATCGATTCTACCAAATTGGACATCCGGAAGAAGTAGATGGAAACGACTACCAGGTGAACGTGACATTATTCGATGATCACTTATGGCAGGATAAAGGATGGAAAGTTAACCAGGGAATCACACCGCCGGTAACACCAGAAAGATTACAGAATGGAACCATAATCTATAAGAAGGAAAGCTCGAATGAAGGCTATATGATCTGTGGGAATTATGGAAGCGGTAATAGCTGGCACGGGGTTGCAATGACTAAGATTGTTCCGGCAGATGAGAATGGAAAGTATCCGGTTAACTGGAGATCGTCTTGGAGATTTGATTTCAATACAGACGGATCGACGGATAAAGGAAAAGAGATCGGACATAACTCAGTCACATTTTCGGATGCGAATGACAATATTATCGTATCGGTAGTATTCGAGGACAACAACGCCAGTCTGGAAAGGTCTGATATGGCGATATATATTGGACAGAAACGTGTGTGGGACACCAGAGAGACTACGAGCTTCTATGTGACAGCAAGAGAAGATGGACCAAGTGTGACGGTAGAAAAAATCGGTGCTCAGGTAACAGTTCGGTTCAGTTATGCCGGGATTAACAAAACTTTCCAAGCTGAGAACAAAAACGCAGAACTCAGGAAGGTGACTTGGTACGGAGCAACCTATAAGAGCTACACGCCAATTAGAAACAACCTGCTAAGAGCCCTGCACGTAATCAAATATAACGTAGACCGGTATGAAGACATACCGAATTATTTTGCATCTGGCGACAAGATTTATTTGGATGGGAACGAAAACAAGCTCTATATCAACAATGTGATCAATATGGACACATTAGATATCGGCAGTCAGCCATTACTACTTCCGCCGGGCGAACATACACTCGGAATTGTAACATCCACATTCGCAAAGACACCAGAAGTAGAAGTAACTTACAGAGAGAGGTGGTTATAGATGGAATGGTTTGTGATCGGGCGGGATATGCATGTGCTGTGTAATCCGTCCACAGATTCGCCAGGAAGCTTGCCTATCGATGATAGCGGATCAAACCAAGGACAGACGATAACGTTAACTAACAATGTAGCGATTGGAACATATGATTTTACGACATATCCAGACCATGAGGATAGCAAATATATTACGGAAGGAAACTATATAGCATTCCGGGATAAGTATGGCAAGGACCGTCTATATACGATTATGACGATTGATGGTGATGATGAATGGGATGTACACTGTGAAGATATCGGACTTGATCTGATCAACGAAGCAGCAGAGCCGTGGAATGTATCTGCAGAATCAATCGCTACTACGCTGGATAGATGCCTGAGAGATACCGGTTGGACGATTGGAATCAATGAAATTGTGGACCGGGAGAGAGCAACAAAATACGAAGGAAAGACAGACAGCAATTTGGCTCGAATTGGAATGATTATGAACACGTTCGAAGCCGAGTGTGAATTCGTGATTGAGTTAAACGGGGCGAAAGTTACCAAACAGGTTATTAACATCTATAAGACACTCGGAGAAGATAAGGTACAGCAAAGATTCATCGATGATATTAATCTGATTGCACTATCCAGATCTGGAAGCATCGAAGATCTGTGTACTTGTGTGATCTGTTATGGAAAAGAAGAAAATGACGTAGTAACAACGATATCTGATGTAGAGTATGACGATGGAAGATACTACAGTCCTAAGGGACATACCCGCATCTACGACAGAGAAGCACATCAGAAATGGTCCAGATTCCGGGCATACGATTATGCGGGGCAAGGTGAATTTGATGGTTATATTAATGGTGTATTTGAATACGACACAGATTCTCCACAAGAGCTGTTCAACCGTGGACTGTCTGATCTGAAGAAAAGAAACGAGAAGAAAGTATCTTATGAAGCAGAGCTGTATGATCTACAGGCAGATATCGGAGATACCATTCAGATTGCGGATAACCGCCGACAAGAAAAAGTATATCTGTCTGCCAGAGTACAGGAAGTACAGAATCATTATACGGTAGTTGGTGAAGACACAGGAAAGCTTGCCAACTATGCACTTATGGAATCTAAGAAGACACAGGCTGTCGAAGACATGATTAAAGAGCTGCAGGGAAAAGTTGTATCAATTGATCACGCAGAAGTTTCATATCAAGTTGGAGAGTCAGGAACAGAACCACCGACAGGAGAATGGAGTTCTGAGCCGGTATCTGCAGAAGCAGGAAAATATCTCTGGACCAGGACTATAACCTATTATACCAATGGAAGTGAAAACACTTCTTATTCTGTTGCACAGAGTGGGAAAGACGGAGCTAACGGGAAAGATGGCGAAAAAGGCGAGAAAGGTGACGCAGGACCACAAGGAGAAAAGGGAGAAAAAGGCGATACGGGTCCACAGGGGCTGCAAGGTTTACAAGGACCACAGGGAGAGCAGGGAATCCCAGGGAAAAGAGGGGATGCGGGTGCTGACGGAAAGACTAGTTATTTCCATATAAAATACTCTGAAAATGCAAATGGAAACCCAATGACTGAAACTCCATCAACCTACATTGGAACGTATGTAGATTACACGCAAGCGGATTCTTCAGATTACAAGAAGTATACTTGGTCAAGATTTGAAGGAGCGCAGGGAGAAAGAGGTGAACGTGGCATTGCCGGTACGAATGGTACTAACGGTAAGACCTCGTATCTCCATATCGCATACGCCAATAGTGCTGATGGAAAGACTGGATTTAGCGTGAGTGATTCGGCAAACAAACTGTATATAGGACAGTACACTGATTTTGTTCAGAATGATTCTACCGACCCGACCGCGTATGCGTGGACAAAGATAAAAGGTGAAACCGGTGCTCAGGGTATTCAGGGGCTGCAAGGACCGCAAGGAGAACAGGGAATTCAGGGCCCTAAGGGAGAAACAGGAGCTTCTGGTCAAAATGGAGCTACGAGCTACTTCCATATTAAGTATTCAGCAGTAGCAAATCCGACGAGTTCATCGCAAATGACAGAGACTCCGAGTACGTATATCGGTACTTATGTAGATTACACTCAGACCGATTCCACTGATCCATCGAAATACACTTGGTCAAGATTCCAAGGTGTTCAAGGCGCTAAGGGAGATCAAGGCATCGCAGGAAAAAATGGTTCGAATGGACAGACGTCCTACTTGCACATTGCTTACGCGAATAGCGCTGACGGAAAGACAGGATTTAGCGTGAGTGATTCAGCAAACAAACTGTATATAGGACAGTACACTGATTTTGTTCAGAATGATTCTACCGACCCGACCGCGTATGCGTGGACAAAGATTAAGGGAGAAACAGGAGCTTCTGGTCAAAATGGAGTTAGTGTCGATGATGTAACGAACTTTTATAAGGTTTCTACTTCTGCTACTGGAGTGACTGCCCATCAGACTAGTGGTGGCAGGAACTTGTTGTTAGGAACAAAAACTTTTGCATCACCCGAATGGGTTAACATTGGTACTTCGATAATAACGGATGATGCCGGTTATGCATGTAAAAAATTAATTTCCACATGGAGTAATTATATTTGTCAATATAGAAACTTAGAACTCGGCGAACAATATACCATTTCTTTCGTTGCTAAATGTGCATCGCCGCAAACATTAGAAATAAAAGATGACGGTAAAAATAACTACCCTCTCGCATGCGTTCTTATTGATAGTACAGAATATAAAAAATTCTATAAAGTTTTTACAATAACAAACGTGAAAAACACACCTCTAATTACTTTTTTAACAAGACAAGCTATCGATCATATTTTTATCAAAAAAGTCAAACTCGAAAAAGGCAACAAAGCTACAGACTGGTCACCAGCACCGGAAGATTTAGGATGGTCTACAACAGTTCCAACCCTTACAGCTACAAATAAGTATTTGTGGAATTATGAGCATATCACAGGATCCGATGACAGTACTATAGCAATCACTGAACCGAGAGTAATTGGAGTATACGGTGATACTGGCGCAACTGGTCCGCAAGGTCCACAAGGTAATACAGGCGCACAAGGACCGCAAGGTAACACTGGTGCGACCGGTAATGGTATAAAATCCATTACAAATCATTACCTGGCTACCAGTGCAGCGAGCGAAGTTACTTATTCTACGTCCGGTTGGACAACGGCAGTACAGGCTATGACGGCAGTCAAAAAGTATTTGTGGAATTATGAGGACGTTCTTTACACAAGCGGTACGCATTATTATTCTGCTCCGACAATTATCGGGGCATATGGAGATAAAGGTGCAACAGGACCGCAAGGAGAACAGGGAATTCAGGGTCCTAAGGGAGAAACAGGAGCGCAAGGACCTCAAGGAATTCAAGGTGTCAAAGGTAATACAGGGGCTACTGGTCCTCAAGGACCACAGGGAGTTAAGGGTGACACGGGGGCTACTGGACCACAGGGCGCAACCGGTCCACGTGGAGAAACAGGAGCAACTGGCGCGAAAGGCGATTCTGGAATCATCGTATCATCGACCGCTCCATCCAATCCAAAAGTCGGTCAGTTATGGCAGACCGCATCCGGTCAACCGATTAAACGGTGGAACGGTAGTTCGTGGGTGCTGCATTATATATCAGTCGATAATCTGGATGTTGCGACATTGTCAGCTATCACGGCGAACATCGGAACATTGACGGGTAATTTTGAAAGCACATTACAGTTACCATCTGGTGGAGTAGACAACGTAAAAGGAACAACGAAGATATACGAGGGATTGATAAGCGGAAGTTATGCGCTTACAAACGTCTCGAATTCGACTGGTTCTTTTGAATCTGGATTCAACGGAATCAAAGGCAATGCCGCAAGACTAGGTATGGGAAATTATAGCTATGAGTACGGATATAATGGAATCCATGTGACTAATGGTGCAAAAAGCGCTGATTTGCCAGTGGATAAACTAAGAATACTTGACCTATTTGCGGATGCCCCTTACGAATGGAAACTATTGAAAGAAGTATCGAATACAGATTTCGGAAGTGTAACCATCGCCAAGGGTTATCATGAATTCTTATTAACTGTCGGACCATTTAAAAGCGGTGATACAGGACTAAACAATCGCGTGTTAGCTAGCGTTATAATACCGCGTATCGCACTTGTCAATACTCAAGGTCGTAGTGACGCTAACGGAATGTATCAAGCTTTTTACAATTCTTCATACTGGGCGGGATTGAACTACACCGCAGCGAACACAATACAAATCAGAGCGTCACAAGCAGGAGCCATTGCGAGATTGTGGGCGAGGTGATAAGCATGGAGAAACATATGGAAATCAGAGCAAGACCCTAGAGGTCTTATTATTTTACGAAAAAATTAAGAAATCGAGGTACATAGAGTGTATGTAGACGCAGAAACAATCATTATGGCTGGAAGTCTTTTGACAGCAGTAGTGGTTATTTTTTCTGCTGTTTTTGCGGTGTACAAGTGGTACTTAAAGCAGAATCAGCAGGATGTAGAAATTGAAAGAGTAAAGTCAGAGCAGTGCTTGCTGACCTATGGAATTCTTGCCTGTTTGAAAGGACTTAAGGAGCAGGGGTGTAATGGTCCTGTGACCGAGGCAATAGACAAGATCCAGAAGCATATAAATAAGCAGGCACATGATCAGGAGGATTAAATATGGATATTATGAGTTATGTAAGACCAGAGTTGTTAGTTGTAGCAGTAGTATTGTATTTTCTTGGAATGTGGCTTAAGCAGGCTGCCTTTATCAAAGATAAATACATTCCGCTGGTACTGGGAATTGTTGGGATTTTTGTATGTGGAATCTACGTGGCATCGGTAGCAGCATTTGCGACCGTACAGGATATTTTATCTGCAATCTTTGCGGCAATCACACAAGGAATACTGGTCGCAGGATTGAGCAACTATGTGAATCAAATTATTAAGCAGATTGGTAAGGAAGAGTAGAGGGCGAGTAATCGCTCTCTACTAATTTGCGCCGGCGCAAGAAAGGAGAAAGAAAATGAAAATTGGGTTAAGAGGTGGACATAGTCCAAATTGCAAAGGAGCTATAGGAATCCTTGACGAACAAGCAGAAGTAAGAAAAATATATAATGCACTTGTACCAATGCTTCAAAAAGCAGGACATACAATTATTGACTGTAATTCGAATTCTGACAATGTAAATGGAGAATTGACAGAAGGAACAAACAAAGCAAATGAGAATGCTTGTGACATGTATATCACAATACACATGAACGCATCGTCCGGAGGGATTGGAAATGGAACGGAATGTTGGCTGTACAATGGAGATAACGACGTTATGAATACGATTGCAGACAGAATCAATTCCAATTTCGCAGCAGAAGGGTATGGAAACAGAGGCAGAAAATATAGCACAGGTCTTCATGATCTGTGTGCTTCAAGCATGCCCGCAATGATTATTGAAACAATGTTCTGTGATAACACACATGATACTGAGTTATACAAGAAAATCGGTGCAAATGGAATTGCTGAAATGATAGCAAGCGGAATTGCAGGAAGAGCAGTGCCGAAAAAAGCGGAAAATAAGCCAGCACAAATTGCCGGAACAGCAAAGAATAATGTCGGATTGTACTATCAGGCACATGTAGAAGATTATGGATGGCTTGATGCAGTGCACGATGGACAGGTTGCAGGAACAACCGGAAAAAATAAACGTCTAGAAGCAATAAGAATCGACACAAGAAAATTAAAAAATGTAAAGCTAAAAGTTATTGCTCATATTCAAGATATTGGAGACGTGGATTACGGATATATTGATCACAACACAATCATTGGAACAGTCGGAAAAGGAAAGAGATTAGAAGCAATACATATAATCTCAGAAGGATTAGATAAAAAGAAAATCTATATACAAGCTCACTATGCGAATGATGGATGGGGAAAAACCGTACAAGGAAACGCAGGAAGCTACGGACTAGCAAAAGCAATGCAGGCGATTAAAATTTGGATTAAATAAACATGAACTGATTATAATCTAAGCTGAAGATTGTGTAATATAGAAATCCCCGGTAGAAATACCGGGGAGAATATTGTATCATCTTATTAAATTTCGTGTTGCATGGCGTGTTGCATAGCGTTCTAAAATAAGGATTTTTATTCTTATTTCATTAAATAGATTCTAATATGCAAGAACCCTCAAAACCCGCATGGTTGCTGGATAAAACAAAAAATCCAGTAATCATCACGATTACTGGAAAAAGCAGGGGATGAGAGAATCGAACTCCCACCAAAGGTTTTGGAGACCCCTATCATACCATTTGACCAATCCCCTATAT